TGACGGTTGCAACTCCTGTATTATTTGCTTCGGGCAGTAGTGCAAATTTTGCTTCAGGTAGCAAACTTAGTTTAGAATCCGGTTCGACCATGACCTACGCCAACGCAGTAAACATGGCTTCAGGCTCAAGTTTCAATTTTGCCTCCGGCTCTAACATTGTATTGGCAAGCGGCTCTAGTATGACTGTAAATACTCCTGTAACCTATGCGAGCGGTTCAAGCATGGGCTTTGCATCGGGCGCAACTCTTAATCTTTCCAGCGGCGCAAGCTTGCAAGTTGCAGGAGTCGCTTATATCAATACCAACGGTTGGGTTGTTGATAGAATAACACAGACCTCTGCAGCAGGAAGTTTGGCAGCAAGCGGAACCAACAGGGTAACCGTGGGCGACTCAAGCGATATGATGTTGGGTTTACCTGCAGGTGTAGCAAATACCAGGGTGTCAATTTTTGTATATCCAACAGGCGCAACCAGTACAGGCGTAGCAATTGTAACCTCGTCAGGATGCGCAGTATACAACGGTGACTTAACAACTGGAACTATAATGACATTTTCAACAGCAGGAGGGTATATTAGCTTGTATCCTATTACATCAACCAGATATGCGCTTGATACTCAAAGTTCAGGCGTAACATTAACATAAGGGGCTTCTAGCCCCTTTTACTTCGAAAGCAATGAAGTTTTTATAAAGGAAGGTGATTTTTATGGCATATTTAACAAGGCATGTTGTAACCTTAACAATGGACACATCTACAGATGGAACGGCAACGGCATATACGGATGATGTTGTAAATGGATTTGTGCATTCTATAAGATATATTCACGGCGATTTATCAACTACATGCCATTTACAAGCAAGCGGAGAGGTAACAGGAATTCCAGTTATCGGCGTTATACCTGATTTTACAGGCACGGGCGAAAGCAAGACGTATTATCCGAGGGTGGATGTTTGTAATTCATCTGGCGATTTTAACATTTACGACTCAACTTCTACAGAAGAAACACGCAGAGTAAAAGACAAAGTTGGGCTTGCACTGGAACGCATAAAATTTGAAATAACCACGTCAACAAGCACAGGCGATAATACAGGTTCTGGCACATTTCATGTTTTGGTAGGAGGATAAAAATGTATAAAGTAAAAATGAAAACTATAATGATGGGGCCGAATATTAGGGCAATGCCAGGAGATATAATCGATGTAGATAATGATATGGGTAGACACTTAGTTAAGTCAGGCAGCGCAGAATTAATCAAGATTATTGAAATTGAAACAGCGATGATACAACCTGTAGAAAACGCCATGTTACAGAAACCAAAAGGCAGAAAGCCGAGGTGATACTATGTTTCCGTGCAGATATGCATTAAAAATAAAAACTGAGCCAACAGAGGAACCGTTGACAGCCGACAATGTGAAAGAACATCTTCGTATTGACGCTGGAACGCTATCTGAGGCTATCTCAGAAACACCGACAATAAATGTCGCGTCATATTCAACCGGAACCTCCACGGGAACTGGGATTGATGTAATGGGCTATAAAGTTGTTGTAAATGCAGTTGCTGGCGCAGTGACAGCGGGTGGAACAGTAGACATTCACCTTGAGGAATCGGACGATAATGTTACTTATTCGGATGTGGTAGGTTCTACGTTCACATCACTTTCAACTGCAAATCAAAATTCGGTAGTGGAAAAAGAATATGCCGGATCCAAGCAATATGTTAGGGCAAATGCAACGGTCACAGGCGCAGCTGCTGTGTATGGCGTAAACGTCTTAAAGCATACGGCCTACTCGCCGGAAGATACTTACATTGAAAGCCTTATAACGGCAGCACGGACGCTTGTAGAGGACCACATTGGGCGCAGGTTGATAACCCAAACATGGAATTATTACCTTGACAACTTTGGTAATGGTAACAGATGGCCTAAAAACATTGAACTAGGGTTAATTTTAAACGCTTATGGAAGCGACAACATTAAATTACCTTATGCTGCACCTTTACAGTCCGTAACGTCAATAGTTTATATGGACAGTGACGAATCCAGCAACGCCATGAGTACATCGGATTATATTGTTGATATTAAGTCTGAGCCGGGAAGAGTTGTTTTAGGCTACGGGAAGTCATGGCCATCTGCAACGTTGTCACCATCAAACCCGATAAATATCGAGTATGTTGCAGGCTACGGAACGTCAACGACAGTTCCAAAACAAATAAAACAGGCTATGTTATTGACAATCGGTGATCTTTATGAAAACCGTGAAAATAGCAGAGATACAAAATTCGGCGAGTTAAAAGAAATTCCTTTGGCTGCAAAAAGATTATTAAAGCAATATCGAGTTTGGATGTGATTATATGAGAGCTGGAGAAATGGACAAAAGAATAAATATACAGTATCCCGCAAAATCTAAAAATTCATTCAACGAGGATATTGTGACATATACAACACTTTCAACAATATGGGCATCGGTTGAACCGGTAACAGGGAACGAACGGTTTTTACAACAGGAAAAAATCTCTGAAACAACAGTAAGATTCAGAATACGTTATCGTTCTGATATTACAACTGATAAACAGATTTTATACAAGAATAAAAAATATGACATTCTATCAATTATCAATAGAGATGATTTATACCGCGAATTGATTGTATTTGCAAAGGAAGTGATTTGATGGTTATTGAAGAAGCACTTATTGCTTATTTACTCACGCAAACGGGTTTGACAGCTTTAATTTCTGATAGAATTTATCCTAACAAGCTTCCGCAAACCCCAAAACTTCCAGCAATTGTTTATCAAAAGATAGATGCTCCACGCATAAGCGGGTTTACTGCTGATATCGGAGTTATGTCAAGAATTCAAACTACTTCATGGGCTTCCACTTACACTGGCGCTTCAGCCGTGCAAGAACAAATAAGAGCAGCTACGCAAAATTATATGAATCAAACTATGGGTGGCACAGGAGGAGTCGAAGTCAAAAACATAGATTTTGATGAAGGGCCAGATTCATATGAAGATGAGACAGAGAGATATGAAAAGATAATTGACTTATTAATCTGGCATACGGAGGCATAAATGAAACAAATAAACAAAAAACTTTATATCAAATTTCAGAAGGAGGGAATGAGAGTTAAACGAAGCAAACACAGATTTTGGCGATTAAATGTTCACTAGGACTTTAGGTCCTTTTTTTATGCCAGAAAGGCAGGTGAGAATATGAGTTTTTATCATGGCAGAAATGCGGAAATTTACGTTAACGGATATTCAATGTCATCTTATCTCGACACGATAAGCGTACCAGTTAACGCAGATACGGTAGAGGTTACTACTTTTGCCGATACTGCAAAAAACTATGTAATGGGTTTGAAAAGCGCGACTTTAACCGGTGAAGGTTTTGGCGCAGGAAGTACGGCGGTAGTAGATCAATATTTGCAGGATGCCTTGTCTACGAATGAAAATGTTTGGACATGGTATCCAGCCGGGGAGTCTTCTGGGAAATCAGGCAAAGCTTTCAAAGGTTCTGCCACGGAATTTACAATTAAAGGTTCTGTAAGCGGTGCGGTAAGGGTTGCAACAGCATGTCAGTCTAATGTAGGTTGTGAGCCTGTGTTGTGCATCAGGGCAGTAGCAACAGCAACAGCATCCAGTAGCGGTGCAGCGTTTGACAATTCGGGCAAGTCTACAAACGGAGGCGCAGCATATCTACAGGTAACAGCAACAGCGACATCGGATGCGTTGATAGTTCTTGACCATTCTTCAGATGGGTCGAGTTGGGAAACAGTAGCTACATTTTCAACGGCACCCGCGGGGGCATCGGCGCAAAGAGTAGCAATTTCAGGCGAAATAAGACGGTATGTCAAGGCATCATGTACATTAACAGCAGACTGCACTTATGGTGTAGCTTTAAATCGGTCTACACAGACCTAAAAAGGAGGTATTTATATGGCTTTTTTTCATGGCAAGAATGGACACTTTTTTATTGACGATTCAGCGGGAACATTGACGGACATTTCAACTGGTATGGTTGACGTATCGCTACCTATTAATGCTGATACGGTGGAAGTAACAGGATTTACAGACACAGCAAAAAACTATGTAATGGGATTAAAAGGCGCAAACGGAAGTATATCGGGTACTCTTTCATCGGCAGTAGATACTATACTGGCGTTTATAGTAGGCAGTACTGATACTAAAAGTTTTGAATATTATCCTTACTCAACGTCCGTCAGCGGTTCAATCGAGAAAAAAGGCGAATGTTTTGTAACGTCTTACGAGACAAAGCAAAGCGTAAGCGGCACATGGACATATTCAGCATCTTTAATAGTGTCCGGTGGAGTAACATCAACAACTGTCGTATAGGAGGATTTATGATTTTAAATCGTGAGAGCATATTAGCTCAGAAAAACTTCGGCATAAAAGAAATTGAAGTGCCTGAGTTAGGCGGGAATGTTTACATCAGAAAATGGTCAGGCAAGGACAGGGCTAAGTTTTTACAGGCGTCTATTACTGTTGACAGCGGGAATGTAGACGTAAAGTACGAAAAGATATTTGACAATATGAGTTTGGTTGTTGCTTTAAGCCTTTGTGACGAAACAGGCGCAAGAATGTTTAACGATGAAGAAATTGAATTGATAAACGAATTAAATGCCGATGCAATTCAATCTATTTATCAACATGCGCTTGAGTTAAATTCACTTGTACAGAAATCACTCCAAGAAGCAGCAAAAAACTCGAATGCCATTCAGAACGAAGATTCTACTTCCGACTTGCCCGCGAATTAGGATATACAGTCGGGGAACTTTTAGAACACATAAGTTCGGAAGAGATCACGGAATGGATGGCAGTCTTTACGCTTGAGGCGGAAGAAAGAGAATGGCAAAGACAAAAGGAGGGTATGTAAGCCCTCCTTTTTAGGCGGTGATAGCATGATTGAACTTGACATAAAAGACTTCCAAAAAATGATTGACACTTTGGATAATATGGACAAAAAAGGCGAAGCAATTTTTAAAGAATCGCTTAATTCGGGTGCTGAAATTGTCTTGACAACTATGAAACGAAAAGTTTATTCGGTACTTCAAAGACGTTCAGGAGAACTACAAAAAAATATTAAAATGGGCAAAGTACAAAAATCAAAAAGCGGGACATATTCTCAGGTTGTAGGCCCGGCAAAAGGTGACATATCAAAGGCTTTCTATGGCAAGTTTTCGGAATACGGAAGTTCTCATGAACCTGCCCGCCCGTGGATGCGTCCGGCATTTGACGAAAGCAAAGAAGAAGCCTACAAAAAAATAGAACAAATAATATCGGATGGTATTGAAAACGCCTTTAAGGGGTGATATAAATGGACAAAACAATGTTGACCAAACTAGTCCTTGACGCAACAAGTTATAAACAGGGCATGGAAATGGCGAAGCAATTAACTTCACAGGTTAACAAAGAAATGGAACTATGGAAACTGCAAAATAAGGCTGTTGACGGAAGCGTTAAAACATTAAATCAACAGATAAAAAGTTATAAAAGTACGCAAAGCATAGTTAATAATGAAATTGCAATTACGCGTAAAAAACTTGAAGAAGTGGCTGCTGCACAGGGAACTACTTCTAAAGCTACCGTTACATATCAAAATAAGCTTTTAGACTTACAGATACAACAAGAAAAATTAAATAAGGCAATGGAAGACGCAGCAAAACAAAAGATAGTAGCAGTAGGCACAGCGTTTCAAAAGGTTGGTAATCAAATGTCTTCTATTGGTAAAACCATGATGGCAGCAATAACGGCCCCAATATTGGCGGCTATTGGCGCTGGTGTTAAATTCAGTGCCGCAATGGAACAGACTACTATTAATTTTGAAACAATGCTAGGTTCAGCGGAAGCTGCTCAATCTATGGTTGCGAATTTAAAGAAGTTTGCCGACAGTACGCCATTTGAAATGCAGGGTTTGGCTGATGCCGCTCAACAATTATTGGCATTTGGCGTAAGTTCTGAAAAAATTATGCCTTCAATAAAAATGTTGGGTGATGTCAGTATGGGCAATAAAGAAAAGTTCAATAGTTTAACATTGGCTTTTGCTCAAATACAATCAACAGGCCGTTTGATGGGACAGGATTTACTGCAACTTGTCAATGCTGGATTTAATCCATTAAAAATCATTTCTGAAAAAACCGGAATAAGCATGAAAGACCTTAAAAAGAAAATGGAAGAAGGCGCAATTTCAGCTGATATGGTAAATGAAGCCTTTAAAACTGCCACTAGCGAAGGTGGCATATTTTACAAGGCAATGGATAGAGGTGCAACTACATTTAATGGTCAATTATCAACTTTAGCAGACACTGCAAAAAGCACACTTGGAGATATAATTCAACCTATATTTAATAAATTATCTAAAAATATATTACCTGAAGTAATTGCACAAGTAAAAAATCTGCAACAATGGTTTGCTAATCTTTCCCCGGAAACTAAAAACATTATTTCAAATGTTGCTTTATTAGTTGCGGCCATAGGGCCGTTAATCTTTATATTCGGTAAAACAGTTTCCGGTATTGGTGGCATTATCACAATGTTTAAAAATTTTGACAAAGCAACGCTGGTTACAAATATAAAAATAGCTTTAATTGTTGCTGCTGTTGTCGCTTTGGCTGCGGCTGCTTATGTTATTGTTAAAAATTGGGATAAAGTAGTGCCATTTTTTAAATCATTATGGGAGATAGTTAAAAGTTCTTTTGATACTGGTGTTGGCGGTGTTATTGTTGCTTTGCGAGCAATGCAATATGGTCTTGCTGTTGCATTTGGATTTGTTGTTGATACACTTACGGTAAATGTAAGAGCAATACTAGGATTATTTGCCAAAATTCCTTATGTTGGTTCTGTTTTTCAAACTGCCTTAGATGGTGTAAATAAATTTCGTGACGGTATAGGCAACTTTGTTGAGTCTTCAAAAAAACAACTTGACGAAGCTAAAGCAAATTTGAAAGATGCAAGCAACAGTACTGCTGATGCATTTAAAACAATGACACAGGCTGCCTCTGAACTTGGAACCGGTATGGGAAATACAATACAGGAGAGTGTTGACAAAGTTAAGGGCATGTTTAAAAGCGTTCCGCAGGCTGCAGAGGCTATTGTACCTAAGGCAGGACAGGCTGGAGAAGATACAGGAAATGCATATGCCGATGGGATTAAGCTTGGTGGCGAAGAGGCAGCAAAAGCCGCAAAGGAAGCCGCAGAAAAAGCACAGCAAGAAATGATAAGCAATATTAACAGCCTTAATAGTGCTGTTTTAGCGGCTTTAAGACGTAGATACGACGCACAGAAAAAGCTTGATGAAAACATGCTTGATGCAGAATCCAAAAACCTTGAAAAGTGGAAAACCACACAACTCAAATATATAAACGATATCCACGACAAGACTGTTGCTGCACTTGACAAAGAAACAGAGGAAAAGGTTGGCGCAATACAGGCTCAAATAGATGCCATAGATGCTCAAAAAGAAGCTGAAGATGAAGCCAGACAAGACAAAGAAGAACTTGATAGCATAGCATCATTAAGGGCAAAGCTTAAAACTGCATCCGATGCAGATGAAATGATATCAATTCAAAACGATCTGAATGAAACTATAGAATCCAGAACAAGAAGGCTGCATGAAAACGAGCTTGAGGTATTAAAAGAATCTCTTAGAAGTCAAATTGAAGCCATACAAGAATCTGCAGAAAGTAAAAAAGATCAATTGGATGCTGAATTAAAAGCCCAAGAAGAAAATCTTACAACTCAGTATGATAATGAGAAGGAAAACCTTGAAAAACGCAAAACGAATATTGACCAATTTTATGCAGATGTAGAAAGTTCAGCGTCGCTTGCGGCAGAAGCTCAAAAAATTATTATGAGTCAAAATCAAACGGAAATCGCCACACTATTAAAAACCTACGGAAACGAATATGAGGATAGTGGTAAAACACTTGGCGAAAGATTTTTTGAAGGCTTTAAGTCATGGGCTGACCAAATTGCAGAACTGATTTCAAATGCTTCAACTGGCACAACTACATCTAAATCTAAGGGTGCAAAAGGGTATGCTGCTACAAGCAATACGGCCGTAAATTCGTTACTTTCGCAGATGGAAGCAAATAGCGAAGCATGGCACACTGCAACGGCTCAAGAAAAATTGAGGTTGCAAAAAGCAAATCAAGATTTAGCAAGTCAAATAGCAAGTAAAACAGGTGCGGCTCCTGTGTTTAATTCCAGTTCCGGCAAATGGGATGTATTGCAATATGCCAATGGTACTGATTCAGCTTCGCCAGGATGGGCATGGACGGGCGAAAAGGGGCCTGAGTTGATTAAATTTAATGGAGGAGAATCAGTTATCCCTAATGATAAGATAAGCGGCAATAATGTTTCTATCGTAATAACAGGCAATACAATCGCAAGCGACATGGATATTAATAAAATAGGCGATAAACTTGTTTCTTATCTTAAATTAAGAGGCATAAAACTTTCGGTGCCATATTGAGGTGATAAAATGATAATAGAAATAGGGGGCGTTGATAAGACGTCCCTTTGTCTTGTAAAAAATCTATCAATAACAGATGAATTAAACAGCAGAAACACGTATGCCTTTACTTTAATAAGTTTAGACGGTACATACAGACCTGAAATAGGAAACGCTATTAATGTTTCAAAGGATGGAACGACATCATTTGCCGGCACGATAGAATCCATTGTTGAACAGTCACCTAATAACGGCATTACGCCTATACTGCATTTTGCAATAGAATGTGTGGATTATAATCAATTATGCGATAGGTTTTTAGTTGCAGAAGCTTATGAAAGCGCTCTGGCCGGAAATATTGTTAAAGCTATTATAGATAATTTTATCAATGTGACTTCCCCCGGAGAGGGAATTACTTACACAAATGTTTCTGATGGTCCGACAATAAATAAGGCGGTTTTTAATTATGTTACGGCAACTCAAGCCCTCGATGAACTATCAGAGATAAGCGGATTTTCATGGTGGATTGACTATGATAAAGATATGCATTTTTGTTCTCGATTGGCAAACGTTGCACCTTTTGAATTAACTGATTCATCGGGAAATTACAGAAATTTAATTGTTAAAAAAACACGTCAAGACTATCGAAACAAACAATATTTTCGCGGTGGGCAAGACGTTTCATCACCATTAACAGAAACATTTAAAGGCGATAGTGAAACAATTACATTTTCATTGAGTCTGCCTTGTGCAAAAGTTCCGTCAAGCGTGACAGTAGATTCGGTTGCAAAAACAATCGGTATACGGCAAGTCGATTCGGGAAAAGATTGGTACTGGAGCGAAAGTGAAAGAGAAATTACCCAGGATTCTGGAGGTGTTAAGCTAACCGATGCAAACACTTTGTCAGTTACGTATCAAGGATATTTTCCGATCATTGTTGAATCGTTTAACGAGTCAGCAATAGCGGAACGTCAAACAGCCGAGGGTGGAACCGGTATATACGAACATGTTGCAACCGATGCAAATGTAAACACATCAGACGCAGTACAGGAAAGAGCCGAGGCGCTTGTGCGTAAATATGGAGAAATACCTGAAACTGTGGAATTTGAAACGGATTCAGATGGGCTGGCTGCAGGTCAATTAATAAATATCACAAACACAATTCATGGTTTAAACAGTGCTTATCTTATTCAGAGAGTTGCTATAAATGACATAACTGCAACGATTTTAAGATATCAAATTACCGCTTTGTCTGGAGAAACTTTCGGCGGCTGGATAGACTTTTTTAAAGGGCTGGCAAAAGCCAGTCAGGGATATGTTATTCGAGAAAATGAAGTGTTATTAAAAATAAGAAAGTTGTCCGACAATATAACATTGACCGATGCGATAACGGCTACTACTGCTGGCATAGAGTCACGGGTTGGATTTGCATTAGTCGGATATTCAGAATGTGCTTAATCTTCCCATTCTGGTATGATATTTTTATACATGATGTTTATTTTATTATAATTTTGAGAGTCGATTATCCATAATTTGCTTTTGCCATATTTTTTTATAAACAAATCTACTTTTTTACGGCAATCTGCTCTCCAAAAACCTTTTACCTCAACAAATCGGTCAATGTGGGGAAGATAAAAATCGGGAAGATAGGTCATGTTTTCAAAAAAAAATCTTTCTGGTTCGTACTGCCAAGCAAATCCGATATAATTAAAAAACCTTGCAATATTTGCTTCCCATGTAGAACGAAAATACATTCCAATATCAGAACGCACTCCAGATTTTCTATAATAGTAAGGGAAAGAACATTTTGTTCCAAACCGCGGGTTATTTTTACCAGAAGTGGCTTTAGACATTTTAATTTTTGTTTCTTTAGAAATAATTTTACCTTTATGGGAAATTGATATTTTATCTTTAGTTATTTTACTGTGATTTTTCCCATAGAATGGATTATTAACACCGACATATTTACCAGTTAGAGCAAGGGACAATTCCCTTTTGATTTCATTTGACAATGATTTTCCTTTATTAAAAGTATTATTAATTAAATTATGTGAACCATTTTCAACGGATATTTTGTTTAAACATTTCATTTTGCAAGATTTACTACAATAAAGAGCAATGTTTTCTCGATTTCTTTTTAGTTCAGATGGGTATACATAAAAAGATTTCCCACAGACAATACACACACGTTCTATTTTACCCCCTTTCCAACTGGGATTGCTTGAAGCTTTACGTGAAACACCGCAACATTTCGAAGAACAATATTTACCTTTTGAAGAATGCAATGGGAAAAATAATGCACCGCAATTTAAACATGTTTTTGATTCAACCAATTTTCCACAACCACAACCACACTTACATTTTTGTTTTATTGTATCCACAACCAATACTCCTTTCAGATTAATTGTACTATATGGAAAGGGTAATGTAAACTATTTTATAATGAGGTGATTTAAATGGAATATGTAATAAAAAATGACTTGCCACTTGACGTAAATCTTGAAATATCGGTAAACGATTCTCAAACAGGTGAGGTTTTAAGAAAAGAAAGAATACATAATCTTGTTGTGACTTCAGGAAGAAACCTTGTCAGGGATTTATTAAATAGCGATACAGGGCTATCGGGATTGACTCATGTTGCCATAAGTACATCAACTTCTGCGGAAATAGCCAGATACAGGAATAGGCACTGAGGTTCACAGGGGAGCAATAACTCAAAAAACAACATCTGTTGCAAATTTGAATTGTAAATATTACCTTCAAAGCGGCAGCGCAAATGGCTTTACAATAACTAAAATAGGACTATTTGGAAATGGAGCAACAACATCCACGGGTACAGGGGCGTTTTATGCAGAAGGGCTTTTTACAGGCATTGCAAAAACCGCAAGCGTCACCGTTACGTTTTCTTGGGATTGCGGAATTACAATATAAATTAGGAGGATGGTCATAATGGCAATAGGAGATTATACAAAAACAGCTTATGTCACAGGTGATGTCATAACTGATGTTAAACTTAATAACAATGAAAACAAAACCTTGGAGCTTGACACAGCAGCATTAGAGCTTGACACAGCAGCATTGCAGGCTTCTGGCTTCGCTTCCGACCTTGCTGAATGGTACGGCAATACAAAGCTTGGCGCGATGTTTCAGACTGATGAGACATGGGTTAGCGTATCCGGCACTCAATCAGTGGATGCAGTAAATTATAAGCTAGGTAGTCAGTCATTGAAGATACTGGAAAACGACAATACAGGAGGATGGCTATCTTCTTCGCGTTCAGGTATGTCTCTTGATTTTTCAAAATTGAACAATGGAGAAACCAGTGGAACATCTGACTATGTGTATATTTGTGTATACATTTCAGATATTACAAAAGTACACGCCGATGGACTAAATATTGATTTAGGCGCTGATGTTAGTAATTATTATAGTGCTGCTATCACAATAGCTGGTTATTCACTGGTTACTGGTTGGAATTTTATTAAAGTTTTAAAAAGCAGTTTCACGCCAACAGGCGGCCCAGATTGGGCAAATATAGCTTACATGGAAATATATTGGCAGTCTGCTGATAATGCAATAAACGCTTATGTTTCATTCCAGCTTATACAGCTTTACAAAAAAGACCCTGATTCAGCTGCTCCTAATGCAATGCAGCGATTTGGCGCAAGGAATTTTGCTAAAAACAGTGGCGAGTGGTTTGTGGGGCTGGAGAGCGGGGAAATTGTCGTAAGAGACTTGAATCCAACTTTAACTGGTATAACAGCTACAGCAGCATCTTTGCTGGGAACAAAAGCATATACAAATTTTACGGCATACATGAAGCAGACCATTAAGACAGTGAATAATGCTTCTCAGCTCGTATGGGAGATAGATGCAAATAATAGGATAGGAGCGTATTTAAGCGCCGGAGTATTGTATCTGTTTACAACAGTAGCAGGGGTTAATAGTTTGAGCATTAGTACTGCGTTTACATGCGCGGTCGGTGATACTGTTGAATTTGTACTACGAAGAAGCGGTACAATTGCCACATTGCAGGGCATAAAAAATGGTGATATTGATAATCCTGCACTATTGATAAAAACGGTATCATTTGCAAGTGTAGGATATTTGGGAGTTGGATGCAGTGCAGCTATTTATGCTAACATCCAATCTCTCTCCATCACCACAACAGACCATGCCCATCATGCGAATGTGGCGGAGACAATAAGGCAGAAAGCCACAGATGCAGTCTCCGGCATAGTCGAGCTTGCCACAGATGCAGAGACATTGACCGGCACGGATACGGAGCGGACGGTGACACCGGCGGGCGTGAGGGCACTGTTTACGCCATTTTCTTATAGTGGAGCATTAAGTGATGGAATAGCTGCTAGCGGTACACTGACAAAAACTTTTTCATTAGGTTCTACAAGTTATAAATATGGAGAAGTTACGTTGGAAAGCGGTAAATATGGCATACATGTTACTGTTACCGATGTAAACACTGAATCATTTGTTCAAGGTATTGCAATTAGTTTAGGTACTGATTTATTCGGTTCGGCATGGAGCCGGGACTCAAAAAACTATATAACCGGTGAACATAGTACGGGCAGTTATACTCTTGGCTATCTGGCAACAGGGACTTATGCGGTATCGGTTGATGAATGTTATATTAATGGTTCAAACCTGCAACTGGATTTTGTTAACAATACCGCTTCAAGCGATGTTTTATCTTGCGATTTGAATTTCAGGGTATGGTAATAAAAAAAGGGGCTTACGTAGCCCCTTTCTAATGCCATATTTTTATAATGTTGTCATTTTCGTTAAGCTCAAAATAAATTGGGCCTCTTTTTCCAAGCTTGCTTCTAACTTCCGCACTAATTGGATATGTTGATTCATTTATGGCAAACCGTGACGAACTTCCAATACCAGTTATTATACCGCTTGATATATCGTTGTCCTGGAACTGTATATAGTAATAAGGTGGGCCAGGATAAGCATACCGATGGTCTAAGTCTATAAATAAATCTATAACAACAGGTTCGGGTGTGGGTGTTGGTTCCGGTGTTATCTCCAACGTCGGTTCCGGCGTGACTTCCGGTGTAGGTGTTGGCTCCTCTTCCAGTAGTCCTTTAATTAGCGGTTCCGTTGTCGGTGTTGGTGTGGGAACGACTGCAGTTACACCGGTAGGCACAACCCCCGCGACACTAATATTACCATCAACCTTGCTGTAGCTAAGCCCCAAAGTTGTAGCCACATCCTCAATGGCGATATAAGTTTTCTCATTCCACAGGAAGCTGGTACCTTCAACCCTTACATTGTTTATGAATACAGCGGATGCATCCTTAAAAACTCCCAAGTATGACATTCCGTCCGAAGCGAATACACTGAATGACATAAGCAGTACGCAGGCTATAACGAAGCCTACAACCATCGATTTTAGATTTAGTTTCATAAGATCACTCCATTTTTTATTATTTTATTTATATAATATACCCATACTTTATTGTTGTCAAACAATGAATAAACATGTAAGAAATGGAATTGAAAAGCTATGCCTAAACAGCAAGTTATTTAGTTTGTATTATGGAAGTTTTTTTCGATTTTATCTAGTTTTTCATTGATTTCTGTTAGATTTTTATTTGCTTCTTCAAGTATAGAAGGCGTTGAAGTAGGATAAGGCATTGGTACATCATATGGCTCTGGTGAATCAAGAAACATGTTCAGTCCAGCAGCGGATATGATAATAATTATCAGAAAAACAAGAACTGCATCACTAATTTTTATATTTTTAAAATCAATTGTTAAGATAAAAAACCCAAACACAACAAAACAGAGTATAAAAGCTAATATTTCCATACGCACCTCCAAAATTATAATATCTGATTGTTGCATATTTAAACAACAATTTGTACACGATATGTAGCATATTAATGATAACAGATAGGATATAAAATGTAAACATGGATAAATTCATTGTAAAACCTAACAAAAATGAATCTGTGGTATTCGCAATCCGCATTGACAAAGATATACAGGAGCGCTACGACAAAATTGCACAAAAAACAAACCGTTCCCGCAATCAATTAATCAACATGGCTTTAAAATATGCGCTG